GCCACTCCTCGGGCACCCACACGTCAGAGGGTGGCACCGGGAGTTGGAAAGTAAGTTCGGCATCAGGCGGAAGATGGAAGGCCCGCCTAATCTCGTCGGCTGTAATCTCAGTGCGTGGCAAGGGTCTCTCCTCAGGTTGTAAGTTTCTGGTTGACACAGGTGAGGCCTTCCTTGACCATGAGCTTCAAGCCACCCATGAACACCAGCCCGGTGGTCCCAAGCTCGGGACTCATTGTAATCATCACATACTCGGGGTTGACGTAGGCGAGAGTCCCTTCGGGAGTGTCGAACGCCACAAACTTGTCGCCCAACTGTTCGACCAGTTCGTCATAAGGGGTGACATTCCCGTCAACGGGGGTCCTTGCCCCCAGCATGGCAACCACGTAGACGGGTTCCAGCGGTTGTCGCAGTACAAAGGCGATCCGATCCACGTTGACGTTGATCTGGGCGCCACCTTTTGTCGTGACTTCAATCAGTTTCATGGTTTTCCTACTTCGGGGTGAGTCGGCGCCTTCCGGGGCACCCTTCTGGTCCGGTATAGCTTACAACAAAAGGCCACACGAAAAGCAACACCAAGAAGGCCAAGCACCAGATGGTACAGTAAGTGACATTCATCGTGAGGGCGAGTGGGGCCAGGAGACAACGTCCAATCAGTTTCATGGCAGTTTCCTAGTGGGTTTAGTCGCGGTCATCAAGTAAGCCATCCCACCAAGCGCGGAGTACAAGACAAGGCCACACAAAGACCAGGATCAGGAGCACAATTAGGACTTTGACAGGTCCATAGATGCCCCACGGCTGCCTCAACTGATCCATAGTAAGCAGTTTCATGGTGTTTCCTATTTCGGGTTGAGCCAGCAGGCGAGTCGCCAGAGCAAAATGAACGGGGCCACGGTAGCGAAGGCCAGGACCCAGACCACACTGTAGGTGACGTCCCTCGTGAGGGTGAGCGTCTCCAGGAGATGCAACCAGGCAGCGCTGGGCGACCCTCGGGATAGCAAGACCCTCGCCTCATCGTGGGCGGCGTCGGCCGCCACGTCCAGTGATTCAACGTGATCGAGACCCAGACCCACCATGACGGGACTCATGGGCTCACCGATCGACAAGCTCACCCCTTCAGTGTTCATCTTGGCCCTGTCCATGGCTGCCGCTGCCATGCCGATGATCTTCGTCGTGCTGGCCACAGCACCCTCAGCGTCAGCCAATGCCACCTCTGCTACTTGCTTGGCTTCATCAGCGTCCACTTGCATTGCGGCTGCCGCTGCCGCCAAGTGATTTGCTCTCTCAACGACCCTCGAAGAGATCGTCCCGGACCTCTTAGCCTCATTCGCCAGGGTAATCGCGGTCTTCATCGTCGAGGGGCCCACTTCCATGTTCTCCTGGGCCGCCTCTGCGTCAGCCAACTCATCCGCGACTCGGGCGTTCTCGACCAATTCTTCTTCAGCCTCGTTCATGGTGATCTCTTCGCCCTCCGGCCGGAGCAGCTTGTCGGGCCAGCCATCAAGCTCCATGAACTGGTCGCAGAACCCATCTTGGGCCGGCGAGTCCATAAAATAGGCCTGGCGCCACCCATTGGGGATCGCGCGGTATCGAAAACACATGTGGCGGAGTTGACAAAGCGTGTCGCGACAAAGCGTATAGTCTGGCATTACAGTATCCTCGCGCCTTTGAAGCGCCAGTCATAGGAAATCTCCCCACTCGGGAAGAAGATGATCTGGCGAATGTCGTTCGGGTCGCGTGTGTCGGTGAGACAGTTCGTGATGCACACGTTCTGGCCCCTATAGTCGAAGACGGTGCCACCGTGGGGCAATTCCATGAGTTGCGTGCCGCCATTCATGGCCATGTAATGGTACAGCTTGGTGGCCGCCCCTTGTGGCTTCTGGGCGTCCACGTACTCGGCGACTTCCGGGGCACTCGCGGGGTCCGCCGGCCGGTCCACTTCGCGAACGGTGAGTTGCTCGATCTTTTCACCGAGACACATATCGATCAGGTCTTCCACTTGCTCGGGCTGACTCACCCCGTCCCGAAGCATGGTACAGTTCAACCGCACCGAGAGTCCTTCGTCGTGCAGCATCCTCGCGCATTCCCAGAAGTTGTAATCCCGGTCCTCGATCCCCATGATCTCATTGCTACGGGAGGACGCCGCAGACGTAATGGAGAGGCACACGGCCGTCATACCACGCTGCTTCCAGTCACGGAGGTCCCGTTGTGTCAGCAACGCACCGTTGGTCTGGAGAGTCACTAGCGGGAAACGGCCCTTCATTTGCATCAGCAGGTCGGAGATGTCGAGCGGGTAGAGCGACGGCTCACCCGTCCCCGTGAGGAGGACGTTGACAAGGCCGTCGCGGGCTTGGCTCACGATCCCACAGGCAGTCTCGAAGCGGTCCCAATTGATCTCGGGGTGCGGTTGAGATCGACAGGTCATCTTGCTGACACAGAAGGGGCATTTGGCGTTACAGGCGCCAGTGCCGACAACAACTGAGAAGGTATGCGTTTTCATTCGCCGCTTACTCCGGAGAGAAGTTCGATATGGTCCAGGCCGGGGTGACCCAGCAGACTGTTGAGTGTAATCCAGAATGGCGGAAGTTCAGTTTCACCGTCCCCGCTTATCGGGTATGGGATATGAACGAGCCCCGCCATGGCCACGTCATTACCTTCCATGTTGGGAAGGGTCATCACGTAGCCGTCGTCGTAGGTGAGGGCCGTGAGATCGTCGGGCTCTTCTTCCGGCGGGGCCCACTCCGGAACAATCGACTGGGGCGTCCAGAAGATACGGATGTACGTGCCCGGCGTCAGGGCGCTCATATCAAACTCAACGAGCTTACCATGACTATCAGCGTACTCGACGCTGTCAGGGCCTAAACCAATCTGGTTGTAAAGTTCCAGCAGAATGGCGGCTAGCTTATCGCCGTGGTTGTTAAGAACCTGCGAGACAGTCCAGACTGGGTCTTTCATGCGAGTGGTCCTGGTTGTACAAGTTGACCCGTCCAGTGACAGGTAGGGGCGGGTTCAGTGCGTTTCATACATCGTGTGAGTCGGGCATTGGGTTCACCGGCGACCACCGAGTACATCAGTGCTCGGATGGAGTCGATACTCGCAAGGCACTGGATGTAGGACACGATTCGCCAGTCGCCCCGGAGTAGTTTTCTCTCTAGTTGAAATGTAACCATACTCAAGTATACCTTACTCTTGGACGATTGTCAAGTCATCGTAGTCATACCATTCTTTTCCTGTCAGGAGGGCCCCTAGAATCGTCTTGACCCGACCGACATGCGTCCCGATGGTGAAGCCCCTCCCACCGCCGAACAAGGTCCCGACGTACTCCCCCTTGGTATTCAGGATCGGGCCGCCCGAGTCGCCCTGCCGGACCGTCGCGTCGGTAATCTCGACCAGATCGCGGGGCTCCTCCCGGCTCGGGGACCGGAAAGCAGTGAGTTCCCCCGTGCTCTGGGCTGGCAGCCCCATCCCATAGCCATGCACGGTGAGGGTGTCCCCTTTCTTGGGTGGGTCGCCAAGGGTCGCGGGCTGCACTTCGACGCGCGGGATGGAAATCGCCGCGATGTCCCACTTTTTGTCCACCAGCACGACGTAGCCGGCGGACACGCTCCAGTCGGGGAACAGCACCTTGACGGCCTTACCGGGGCGATTGTCCCGCACGACATGCCAGTTGGTCACGATCAGGTTGGGCGCCAGCAGCGTCCCACTCCCCATCGAGTGTCCGCCGTCCTTGTCGGCAACAAACACCCGCACACAGAAGTCGGGTGGGGGCGCCGCCTGAGCACAGACAGTGAAAAGGACCAGGAACAAGACCAGGAGGGGTATTCGACGGTTCATTCGATGATCTCCGTGTAAAGTTCTACTATGGTGTAGTCACGACCGCCCATCTCAGACACCCCACAGCGGGCAAAGCCACCTGATATTGCGAAGGCGAGGATACGTGCGTCGGTGCTCTCGATGGCAAACACTCTAATGTCCTCGACCTTCCCGTCAAGCTCGTCAGGCAGTACCCGCACGGTCCAAGGACGTAGGCGATCCTGCAAGAATGGCTGCTCCGAATTGCCTCCGAGGTTCTCATTAGACCAATCGACATCAGCCTGTTTGTGGAGCAACTCGTAAGTGATGGCACCCGCCATGACCGGAGTGGCAGCGGGTAGGCCCGACAACACCATAACAACCTGTGGGTTTTCCACTGCGAAGCGTGCCAGGGCCTTTTCCAGGTCAACCTGACCCTTGGCGGCGCCGATGGTCTCAATGACCGCTGCTGAAACCCGTGGGAGGCGTTGTTCGCTCATTTTAGGCTCCGTGGAGTCGGTGCCACCGGCTCATCGTCGCAGGTTTCACAAAAGTCTTCGCTGTCATAGGACTTCAAGGGTCGCCCCGTCTCGGCCACTGCTACTGCGTTTTCCAAGGCCTCGGTGACACTGTGCCCGTGGCCGCACATGTCCCATGTAATATCACAGGGGCTTTCACATTCATCACAGACGGGCAGGTCCTTTGCACGGTAGACGAGGGCATAAAAGCCCTGGGTGCCCTCCATGTGCGGCCCAATCTGAACGTCAAAGCCAGCATTCGCCAACCGGGCGATCTTCGCACCAATACTACGCATGGACATCAGCGTCTCCTGAAAAAGGTAGGTAACCGGGGATGTATGGGGTACTGTTGTTACGGCCGACCGCCCATTCAATCGAAGCGATCGCACCATGAATTGCCTCGCTACTGGCGCCCTGCATATCATAAGCATCAGCCATGGCACGTAGTTTGGTAAGCACCTTATCTACAGCCGAGGCCGCCGGGCGGTCAGTAGCAGGCAACACGGAGGTTACAAGGGTGTTGATCTGGTTCCAATACGGTTGGATAGTATGGACGTTCCTCCAGGCTCCGTCTACCCTCATTACAAATGTACCATTCTTTTCCCGCTGTGTCAAGTCATTGGCCCAGTTCTTTCCGATTCCGTGGAGCATTTCGTGCAGTTTGTGCCGGTTCTTCCCGTACATCTGCTTGTGCGAGAAGTGAGCCTGCGCGTACATACTCAGAGAGTTGCGGGCCCAGTCTTGAGCCCGCCACAGGAAGTAGTTGGCGACTTCGGCCTCAGGGACGTTGAAAGCCCGACTATCAAAGTCGCCCCTCGCCGTGAAGGGGGCTCTCCACTGACGGTGCTGGTTGAAGCCCACGGTCATCAAGGACGCTGACACACTGACAATCTTACAGAGGTCATTCCCGAACCAGGCCTCAGTGTGGAGGTTGTCATAGTCGGTCAGCAGGAAGCTGACTTCGTCGCTTTGAACGTATGCGAGCTTGGCGCCCTGAGCGTGATCCAGGACATTCAGTGCCCCTGTGGTCATCGAATCCATGATTACGCTATCAAAGGGCTTATGGCAGGTGCGCGTCAGGGTGTGGAATGCACGGCCGTCCACGCGAATGATGACAGGGGTACGGCGAGTCAAGCCAATCTTGTACCGTCTCTCATAGTTGTTCTTCATGCGGTCGCCGAGGTCACTCTTCATCGGAGGGTCTCCTGTCGATCGGGGCTGGGAATTTATGGTAAAATGTGACAGGGTCATGCCCGGCTCGGGCTATCAAGCGGGCATAAATCTCCTCGTCCGAGAAGATGCCCCAGTCGCCCCTCAACGCGAAGGCTGTGTCCGGAGACACGTCCATTGACCGACGTTGCGGCCAAATGGCGTCCAGGGTGGTCTCCCTCTGGTTGTGACAGTGCCCATAGAGGTGGAAACCATTATGGTGACTGCGATCCCAGTAGGCCGTTGGGTAGTGGTGAAGGTACACCGAGACCCCCATCACCTTGATTGTCCGAGAGCGGTACAGATTCCCGCCAAAGACATTCTTACACTTCGCTTCGGAGTCATGGTTGCCCAAGATCAGGATCACATTGCGACAGTGTATCCGTTGCCGCCAGAAGCCAGGGCGCCGCCACGCGAAGTCCCCGAGGATGAAGAGTCGATCTTGGCGGCCGACACGCCGATTGATCGCCTCCAGCATCACTTCGTTCCACTCAACCACGTCACGGAAGCCCGGTCTTCCCATCTTGGTGATCAGACTCTCGTGATCGAAGTGTGTGTCGGCTGTAAAGAAGGTCTTCATGGGCTTTCACCACGGAGTCGTGGTGGTGCTACTCGCAGGATCACCTGATTCACGTCCGATTTGACTTGGTCCCAGTATTTATGGTCCTCAACGCTTACTAAGAGGTACTCTGAGCCATCCAGTGTATCCGCGATCACCTGGATGACCCTATCGACCTTCAGAATCGCAGCAAGAAGCGGAGGTGGGTTTTGACTTGTCCCCTCAAGGACTTGGACCAGACCACGGCCAGTGTAAGGTGAACTGTAAACTACCCAACGCGGAAGGCCATGAGGCACCTGAAGGATTTTCATCCCGAGTGCCTGGGAGTCATACCAATTCCAGATCATTCGTCTTCCTCGTCAGTTTCATCGAAGTAGGCGTCATCGAAGTCTTCTTCGTAGTAACCATCGTCATTGAAGTCCGAGTCATCGAAGCCCTGGGCTGCGGCGACTTCGTCTTCGTCACCATCATCACCGTCGTCGAAGTCCTCGTCGAAGTCGTCGTCGAAGTCGTCGTCGAAGTCATCATCACTGTCGTGATGGACTAAGAAGTTGGTCATCAGGGTTTCTCCGCAGTGAATTGATCAAAGAAACGAGACAGACTGTTGATTTCATCTTTTGTTAGCTTGGCAAGCTTCCCTACTTCGTGACCCTGACGAAAGCCGACAGCCATACCAGCTTTGTGGGCCTTGCGGATTTCCTTCTCCAGCGAGGCGACGGTTAGGGTAAGCTTCGTGCCCTTGGCCTCGTTCAGGCTGGGACTAGCAGCAACCTTCTTGGCCCAGTAGAGGTCAGTCGGAGTCGTTCGCGCCATCGTCGGCTTCCTCCAGTGGGAACGCGCAGTCATCATAGGTGGGCACAGCACCGTCATAGACTGTGATCGCGAAGGCGCGGGTCCCAACCCGGACCCAGACACCTTCGGCCTCCGGCACGTCGCGAAGGAACTGGATGGCCGCCTGCATTGGGGCAGTCTCGTAGAGCGGCCGGTGAATACCCGGCTGGACAAAGGACCGCTCGCCGGGTAGGCCGTCTGTCCCAATCGTCTGTGTTTGAATCACGTATCTCTTCATTTGGAACCTTCTCTGAATGAGGATCGTTTACCACTCCATCTATTGTACACGCCAGCCCTGAGCCCGGCAATCCACCCTTTGGGGAGGTAGCTAACCCCTCATAGTAGTGTCAGAGTGGTGGGTCATGGGCGATAAAACCGGTAAAATCGGCATAATCGGCCCTTTTCTTGAAAATATCTCGCGAAACTGTGTATACTGGTAATGTAGCGAAGGAATATGCCTCCTCAACGAACTGGGCCACATGACCGCACCCGAACGAGTAAGCCCTGATGACCCCCGGCGATGCCGGGGAATGGCCGGCGCGGCCGATCAGTGCCCCAACCGCGCCGTGGACGGGTCCGACTTCTGCACAAAATGTGCGCCCCGCGCCGGCACGACTCCCGAGGAAGACAAGACCACTTGGCTCCGGGAGCAATTTGAACGGCGGGTTCAACTCGACATCGCCCCAGGTGAGGAAATCAAGCTGCTCCGTGAGAACCTCGCCTCCATCAACGCATTGATCGCCGCACGGCAAGCCATGGTCACCGACCAAACTGCCTTGCTCACGCATAGTGGTGCGATCAGTTCCCTGCTCGCGACTGCCGAGAAGATTACACACTCGCTTGTAAAGTTGGAACGCGAAGCCGATCTCTTGCTGGGCAAGCCCGCACTGATCCGTTGGGGTCAATCCATGGTGCAGGCGATAGCCCGCCATATTGAAGGGCGGTTCGACGGTTGGGAGGATGTTCTGTTATCTTTATCCGACGAAGTCGGCGATATTATCGTCGAGGCGTCAAACAGCGAGGACTCCGATGACTAGCCCCTATGACCAACTGGTCCAGCCCAAATCCGAGGAGATGCCCGTGGTGAAAGAGAAGCCGGCAAGAAAACGACTGTTCCGATCGAAGACCTTCTGGGTCAACCTCATCGCGGGCATCGGGAGTACCGTCGCGATGATTACCAACAGCGAGTTGTTAGCGGAGAAGCCCGAAATCGCCGCCTATGGTGCCACAGCACTCGCCGTGGTCAACCTCATCCTCCGCTTTATGACCAAGGAACCGGTCAAGCTTTAAGCGACTCCACCCGTCAAGGACTCCTATGGCAGTGATGCCTGTGATGACACCCGCCGCTCCCCAAGTGGCCCAAATAACTGGGCCACTTGCTTCTTATCTCCGAGACCAACGTGATGCCGAACTCACCACAAGCACCGAACAGGAACCCCGCCGCACACCTCGACGTGCCCGGGAATGTGGTCGCGCCCAACGTCGCAGCCGCCAGTCGGGGCGTCGGCAAACAAAAGGTACAGCGGGGCCCACACCGAAGCATCGAGAACCCAAACGCAGTCCTGGGCGTCAACACACAGACGTTCCGAGCCCTGATCCAACGACGGACACGAACTCGACCTATGTAGTCTGCGTCCGGTGCGGTCGGCCGATCATGTACCCGAACGAGCGGCGATGCGAAGACTGCTTTGCCGAGGATGTCAACCGGTGGCCTGGGAACGACCAGTCCGCCACCCTGAATATGTAAGGAACCAGGAAGGTTCCTCCACCAAAACAACTTTGTGAGGGAGATTACATGCGATCGTTATGGCCTGAGATGGTACTTCTCTTGTGTGGCATCCTGTTTTGTGCTGCCGGTCCAATTGCGGCGACTGCCCCCGCCAATGACAACCTGCCCACCGTGGTGGCCAGCGACGATGAAATCGATCCCGAGGCGGCCAATGTAGTCATCGACGCCCCCAAGGCGGTGCAAGTCGGCGACATGATCGTAGTGGATGTCAGCGGTAGCCATGGTGGCGGCTTCTCCTGGGAAGTGATCCCTGCACCCCCGAGTGTGCGACTTTTCAATGATGGACAGGTCATGTGCGCGGCCACGGGGCCCACGAGTGGCGAGTACCTATTCATTGTCTCGTGTGCCCTCGACGGTCAATCGAATGTCAAGACACACGTCGTCAAGGTCCTTGGAAACGAACCGATTGTCCCCGACCAACCCGGCGTCAACGTGGCCAGTAAGGTTCTCGATTGGTGTGCGGGTATCCAGTCGCCGACCCTGCGGGACGATGCCCTGAAGTTGTCCCAGGCCTTTGCTTCACTGGCGACAGTCATTGAAGGTGGCGCCTTTGAGAACCCGGCCGAACTGGTTGTGGCCACGAAAGCTGCCACCAAGGAAGCCCTGGGCGACAATTTACAGCAGTGGATTCCTTTGCTTGATGGCCTGATGCGGGAACTCAAAGCCATGGCCCAGGCAGGAATGCTCCAAGACATCGGGGCCCACGCCTCTGTTTGGAAAGCCGTCGCAGAGGGGCTCAACGACTACGCACAGCAACTCTAAGCAGGAGGCCTTAGGATGGACCGACGTGACTTTCTTGCAGCCCTGAGTGGCATGGCGATTGTGGGAGCCACCTCCCCAGTCCAGGCCGTTCAGTCCGCACTGCGGTCCAACACGCCCCTGTACGGTGGCTGGCTCCCCAACCCGGGAGCCGTGCGCCAGTGGGTCCGTCGTCAACGACGGCCGTACTTCCGACAAGCTGCGCCGCACCTCCGTGAGTCCGGCATTGGCAAACGCATTCTGCTGTGGAAGTTCTTTGAAGCAGTCACAGGCAGCGAGCTTGAGCCCCACTTCCAAGGAATCGGTGACTGTGTCTCCCATGGTTGGGGGCTCGGCATTGACATCCTTACCACCGTGCAGATGAAATACCACTTCCTGCCTCAGAAGTGGATCGCCAAGTCCGCCACCGAACTGATCTACACCGGCAGCCGAGTCAACATCGGCGGTGGCCTGGTACGCGGCGACGGGAGCTATGGTATCTGGGCAGCCGACTGGTGCCGTGAGCACGGCAACCTGTTGCGGCAGCCTTACTTGGACGGTAAATACGACTTCACCACCTATGACGCACAGAAGGCCCGGGACTGGGCCCACCTCTGTCCGAACTGCACTGACTGGGGTGGCGGCGTCCCCGACGATCTGGTGCCCCTCGCCGACGAGCACCCGGTCAGGACCACGACGCTCGTCACGAGTTGGCCCGAGGCACGCGATGCTGTTGCGAACGGGTACCCCGTGACCATCTGTTCGGACGTTGGTTACAACGACAAACGCGATCGGGATGGGTTTGCTCAGCGGCAGGGGACATGGTACCACTGTATGCTTTTGGCGGGGATCGACACGGTGGGCCGTCGCCCAGGTGGTTGCATCCTGAACTCATGGGGCGAGGACTGGATTGACGGTCCGACACGCCTCGGACAGCCCAAGGGTTCCTTCTGGGCCGAGGCCGCCGACATCGACCGAATGCTCAAACTAGGAGACAGCTTCGCCATTTCAAACTATCAAGGATACCCACGGCGTAATGTAGAGTACAGGTTGTACTAATCTGACTCGACCTCCGGGGGTTCAACCCACATGGAGGTAAGGCATGGTAGCTTTAGTACATCCGGACTGGCTTATTCCGGGGTGTGTCAAGGACGCGAGACTCGACCAAGACTTAGCGGCTTTGTTACCTACGAGGAAACAGGTTGATGACGCGAATACTCCTACTTTTACTGGCAATCGTTGCCACCAGCACCCTCCGCGCCGAGACAAACGATGAAAGCTCAGTTTATACGGCTCTGGTTGAGGTTCAAACGGTGGATGCGCTCCATCGCACTCCGGTTATCGACCGGGAAGAAAGTCAACGTCCACGAGGAACTGGAGAAGCTGGTGAACATCGGACACTCGGGCCTCGACATCCAGCAGGGTCAGTCTACGACGAACTCACCACCTTCGCGACGACAGAGGCGGCGCGACCGTCGCAGGAACCGGTCCTCATAGAGTCGGGTGCGTTCACGCTGACCAAGCCTCGCGACTTCCGTTCCCGAGGTTACAAGTTCGACATCCCTGTGGTCGAAGACGATGAACTCCCCTTCATCGACAAAGCCGGAGACACGAACAGAAACTACGCTGTGCTGATCAGCGCCGAATGGTGTCCACCCTGCAAAACGATGTATAAGACCATCGCACGGCTGCGTGAAGAAGGTTACCGCGTCTACATCTTTGACGTGGACGCTTTCCCCGAAATCAAAGACAAACTGAACCGGTTGGACCCACAAGCCCCGCACATTGGGCTCGGTGTGCCTTGGCTGGTGATTCGCGAGAGCGGCAAAACCGTCAAGGTGTTCAAGGGTGTCACAGACATTGAAATGATCCGTCCCTTCTTGACCCGCTATCAGGATCAACTCGATCTTGAACGAGACAAGGCAGGGGAAACTGATTACAACTTCGTAGATGAGGCCGACCGACGATGAGAGAACAAGTGAGTATGCAACAGTTCAAGAATGTCCTGCGTGATGGGTACCAGCAGGCGAAGGCCGCCGGCCTGATCCCGTCCGCCGAGCTTCCCATGTGCGAACAGGCCATGGCCCAGGTCTACTCGTTGACCGGCCAGGAAGGTAACCGCCACTGGCGTCGAATCCGTCGGCGCGTGATGAACCGCTACCACCGCGACACAGGGGCCCCCAGGGGCGCCATCGACTGGGAAGCCGTTCTGGAATGGTTCAGGGAGAACATCGTCCCGTTGATCCGGTTCATCCTAACCCTTTTGCCGCTGTTCCTCGATCATGGCCCAAGACGATAAGCAACTCCCCGGCCTACCCCGTCAGGCCGGGAACTTCCTGGTATCCTATGCTCGGTGGCGCGCAGCCGGCAAGCCGCTGCGGTCGCCCGAGCGGATCAACGAGTTGTTCACCGACTTTTGTACGCAGTGTCCCAGCAAGAGCTACATCCCCATTGACGCGGATACTGGGCGTTGTGTGGAGTGTGGGTGCTGGCTCAAACGGCGGGTGACGTTCCTGAACAAGTTGGCGTGGCCCACAGAGGCTTGCCCCAACGACCACTTCAGCAATGAAGTCGAAGACCCAGACAGCTAACCCGGGAGACCCAGATGTCGAGAGACTGCGACGGCTGCCCCGGCCACTTTGACCCTCTACCACAGGTGACCCGAATGCCGCGAATCCCGATCGAATTGCCCGCCAACGACCGACACATGCGTATCGAGGTCTACTACAAAGACCCCGAGAAACCCGAGAGGGTGGGCAGTGCCGCAGCCGGGGCGCGTCACCTGGACATCAAGCTGAACGACGAGGCCTGCTTCGAGGACTGTCTGGTCCTGGTAAAGACCATGGACGCAGCCGGCCAGCAGGGCTATCCAATGTGGGCCGTGGACGCCTCCGGCAAGCTGGTCCCATACCACCCCGAACTCCATGTCCTGGGATGGCTCAAGCCTGAGCCCGAGCCCAAGTCCAAGCCCAAGCGGGCGCCCAAGCGGGCGCCTAAGCCCGAGCCCAAGCCCGAGCCTGAGGACGAGCCTGAGGACGAGGACGAGCCTGAGGACGAGCCTGAGGACGAGCCTGAGGACGAGCCTGAGGACGAGCCTGAGGACGAGCCTGAGGACGAGCCTGAGGACGAGCCTGAGGACGAGCCTGAGGACGAGCCTGAGGACGGGTAATGACACAACGAGACCATGCGGACCACTGCCTAAAGCCATAGCCGCCTTCGAGCCGCTCAGTCCGAGATGCGTGGCCGCCATGGTCTCTGTTACACAGGAATGACGTATGCAATTGACAGACATTCGCGAGACAGTAGTCAGTGGGATACGATCCCGAACGCTGACCACTCCCTCTCGTTGGGTGCAAGAGCGACGAATCATTCCCGACGTTGTCACAGGGGAACCACTCCCCTTTGGCTTCAAGTATCACCCTTGGGCCCGCGAGCCTCACGACTCCAAAGCCCACATGAATGTCTCGATGAAGGCGGCCCAGATGGGCCTCACCGAAATCGGGATCAACCGTGCGTTCTACACCCTGGATGTCCTGAACGAAGACGTGTTGTATGTCTTACCCACGGCCACCAACGCGACGGACTTTGCCAAGGCACGCTTCAACGTCGCGCTGCGACACAGCCCCTACTTGAAGCGGATGTTCACCGACACCAACACGGTGTCCCTGAAACAAGCTGGCACGTCAACGCTGTACATCCGAGGTAGCCGGGGCGACAGCAACCTGAAATCCATCCCTGTGTCCACGATGATCCTTGACGAAGTGGACGAGATGGACCAGAATCAACTCTGGTTGGCCATGAAGCGGCTCGCCGGAAAGATCGAGAAGAACGTCTGGGCGATCTCAACACCCACCGTTCCGAACCGTGGTATCCACAAGCTGTTTCAGCCGAGTACACAAGAACACTTCATATTCAAGTGCCCGTGCTGTAGCCGCCGGACCGAATTGATTTGGCCTGACTGTATGGAAATCATCGGGGAGTCTGTCGCTGACCCGCGTGTTCAAGAGTCCTACCTCAAATGTAAAGAGTGTGATGGGAAACTAGAGCACCAGGCCAAGCCCGAATGGCTAGCCAGCGGGAAGTGGGAACAAACCAACTCGAAGGGTAACAAGGACTACCGGGGTTTTTACATCAATGAGCTTTACAGCTTTACGATCACCCCGGGCGAAGCAGTAACCGACTACCTACGTGGACTCGGCGATGAGGGTGCGGCAGCAGAGTTCTGGAAGTCTACGATGGGGATGCCCTTCATCCCAGATGGCGGACAGGTTACCGAGAGCCAAATCCAAGAATGCACCCACGGGTACCTAAAGAATGCTGCCCGGCCCACGACAGGTGGTACTCGCCTGATTACAATGGGTGTGGACCAAGGCGATTGGTTGCATGTTGAAGTCACCGAGTGGTTCTTGGAGGCCTTCGGCAAAGACCTGAATGCGGTTGCTAAAGCTAAGGTCGGCTGGCAAGGGAAGTTCAATGTCGCCGCTGACAACGGCTGGTTCCGGCTGGACGAGTTGATGCGAGAGTGGCAAGTCCTCCACTGTGTTGTGGACGCTGACCCCGCGACGAACGAAGCTCGGCAGTTTGCCCGGCGATTCCCTGGGTATGTAACGCTCTGCCGGTACCGGCGAGGCGTCTCCATGCGGGAAATCAAGACGGCAGACTGCGACGACTATGGGACACAAATCGCGACAGTCGATCGGACAAGCTGGCTGGACATCGCGCTCGGCCGTTTCAAGACGAGTCGGATTGAACTCCCCCGGGACACCAACCTGGAGTACCAGGATCACATTCAAGCGTTGGTCCGGACCTACGTCAAGGACAAAGAGACAGGGAACCACACGGCCACGTACATCAACATGGGCGCAGATCACTATGCCCACGCCAGGAATTACAGCGAGATCGCTCTTCCATTCGCGGCCAGCTACGTGAAGAACCAGGACATCAAAAGTTTCCTTTGAGGCTAAGAATGCCGACTCAACACCACCCATCCCGCCAGCAAAGCACTAGCGTTGTTGACTCCCGACACCCCAACTACCTCGTGGACTACGGGGAGTGGGAGAAATGGCGCCTCACATATCGTGGTGGTAAGGACTACGTGCGGAAGTACCTCAAGAAGATTGATCGCCAGGAAGACAGCGGGGACTTTGCCAACCGGCGGGACATCACGCCTATCCCCACATTCGCGAAGGCCGCCCTACATGACATCCGTAATTCCATCTTCCAACGGATGCGAGACATCGTGCGTCGGGATGGCAGCAGCAGTTACCAGAGTGCTGTGGCGGGGCTGAGCAACGGCGTGGACCTACGGGGGGCCACAATGAATAGCTTCATTGGGAACAATGTTCTCACTGAACTGCTCATCATGGGCCGCTGCGGGATATACGTTGACAGCCCGAGCATCAGCCGCGAGGACGGGGAGACGCCGTCCATTGCCGACGTGAAGACCGCCAAGTTTCGTCCGTACCTATATCTGTACCAAGTCGAAGACATCCTCTCTTGGCGGTGCTCCAACCCGGAAGACCCGAGCGAGTTTCAATCACTGTTGCTCCGCGACACCTGTCTGAACTTCGATCAGGACACGTTGCTGCCATTGCAATCCTTTGAACGATTTCGTCTGTTGTGGATTGACCCCAATGACGGTCTCGTGCGGCTCCAGTTCCTTGACGGTGACGGGAACACAATTGACAGCCAAGGTAACGCGGCACACCAGCCGGTCAAATTGAATCTGGATCGTATCCCCTTTGTGATGCCGGACATTGGCGACAGTCTGCTGCGGGATGTGTCCCAGCACCAGATTGCTCTTTTGAACCTGACATCACGCGATGTTGCCTATGCCTTGAAGGCCAACTTCCCCTTCTATGTTGAACAACGCGACCTGCGCGGCGTCGGCGACCACTTACGACACAACGTCAACCCTGAGGGGACTTCGGAAGCGGGTGGACAGCAGTCCCACCTCCGTGAAGTGAAAGTTGGTGTGTCACAAGGACGGGCCTATGACATCAAGACGGCCCAGCCCGCGTTTATCGCCCCTCCGATCGAACCACTTCAAATCTCGATGGCCCTTCAAGAAAAGCTCGAAGGTGACATTCGGCGGCTAGTCAATCTGGCGATAATGAGTCTGGCGTCTTCCCGGCAGTCGGCCGACTCCAAGTCCCTTGACAATCAAGGCCTCGAAGCGGGACTGTCCTTCATCGGGCTAGTTCTCGAAAGTGCTGAGCGGCGTGTCGCCGACTTCTGGTCCAGTTATGAGAGCACGAAACCCGAAGCGCGGGTCATCGCTGTAATCAAGTACCCTGACCGGTATGCCCTCAAAGCAGACAAAACCCGAATCGAAGAAGCTCAGAACCTAACTGATCTGATTCAGCAGACTCCCTCCAAGACTGCCAGAAAAGAGTTGTGGAAGACAGTCACCAACACACTGCTAGGTGGCCGGGTCAGCGTGGAGACTATGGACATGATCACCAAAGAGATCGACCAGTCCAAGTTTACCACCAGCGACCCTGAGACGACCATTCAGGCTGTGGAGGCAGGCCTCGTGGGCGAGAAAACCGCTTCATTGGCCCTCGGATACGAACCCGGGGAAGTTACAGAAGCCCGCAAAGACCATGCTAATCGGATCGCCCGGATTCAATTGGCCCAAAGCGCGGGCGACGGCGAAGACAAACCGGGCGCCCGAGGCGTGAGGGACTTGACCGCCGACGACGGGGAAGCCGCCGGTGAGCGAACTGGTAAACAGGACCCCGACCTCCAGGGTGAGCGGAAGGGCAAGCTCCGTGGGAAAGGTAAGCTAAAGAAGGGCGACAAATAATGTCATTCGAGACTTACGGCGACATTGCCGGTGGGGACGACTACTTTGATTCGCGACTCCATGAGCACGCATGGTCCAATGCTGTCCCAACCGATCGCCCCAAGGCATTGCTTGCAGGGACACGAACCATCGATACCCTCAACTTCAAGGGACAGAAGCACACGATCCATGTGTTGGTCCTCGCAGCAGGTTACTGCACCCTAGAAGCAGCCCTGGAAGCTGGCGCCGTCACGATGGACCAAGTCCAAGCTGCCAGTCTCGCACAAGAACTTGAGTTTCCTCGGGGTGACGACACGACTGTTCCGGCTGTCATTGAGTACGCTTGCTACGAGATTGCTCATTCCCTGCTGGACGACAAAGACCCTGAACTTGAACTAGAAAACCTCGCTGTACTCAGCCAGCGGTACGGACAGGTCGGGACCACTTACAGCCGTGGGCATGTGCCCATTGAGCACCTGATCAATATGGTCCCCAACGCTCTAGCCTGGCGGTGGCTCAAACCGTTCCTCCGGGACGAAGATGCCATCAAGCTTCGACGAATTTCTTAACCAGACGCTCACGATGACCGGCCACCGAGCGTGTAATCTGGGTTCTATCCGCCGGGTACTGCTATGAGGTGACACTGATATGTTCATGGAGAAAATGCTTCTGACAAGTCCTGTTGTGTCGTTGTATGAGGGCGAAAGCGGTGATGCGGCAGGTCTGGCAGCAGCAGCGGCAGCCGCAACGGCTAACTTGGCAGCCGGCGCCGCCGGCGGTGGTGGTGATGCAGCCGCAACAGCGGCAGCAGCAGCGGCAGCAGCGGCAGCTAAGATCGCGGGTGGTGACCCGAATGCTCTGGTCGCCGGTGATCCCGCCGCACGTTTCAACCAGGATCAACTCAACAAGATCGTCCAGGACCGCCTTGCGAAGGAACGCAAACAGAACACGGCCAAGTACCACACGCTCGAAACGTCCTACCAAGAGTTGCTTGCCAATAAAACCCTTGGCGAGGAAGACCGCACCAAGTTGGAAGGTCAACTGGAGGACCTGCGAAAGCAACACCGAACTAAGGAAGAGCAGGCGAAGCACGAACGCCTCGCACTCCAAGACACCTTCGAGGTCCAGTTGGCCGAAGCCAAGAAGAGTGCCGAACACTGGGAAGATGAGTACCGTACTTCAACGATCAATCGCTCCCTCATGGACGCCGCCGTGAAAAACGACGCATTCATGCCACAGCAGGTCGTTACACTTCTGCGAGAACACACCAAGTTGGTCGAGCCGGTTGACGAGAACGGCAAGGTCGTCCCTGGTGCGCAACTCGCTGCGATGGTTGATTTGCAAGACACCGACGTGGACACTGGCAAACCGATCATTACACAACGAACTCCTACCGAAGCCGTCACGCGCCTGAAAGAGTTGCAACCCAACTTGTTCAAGGCGAACGTGGTTTCAGGCGTCGGCGGGAATTCCTCTACCGGTGGAGTGTCACCGGGGGCGGACGGCAAGTTGGACGCCGCTGGGCTGACAACCGCGCAGTTTATGGAGATTTACAAAAAAGACCCGACTAAGTTAGGTCTCCGCAGCGGCCGTCGCCATGTGTAACCTCGGGGAAGCATCGTTCTGACTATTTCCGCGCGATAGCGCGTAACGACCTTCTCAATGGAGACAGAGATGAATACTCTCTACCTGCTTCCTGTTGTCTCGCTGTACGTGAACGACAATGACGCCATGATCCCCGAAATGTGGGCAAACATGGGCCTCGCCATCCTCGAAGAGAACATGGTGATGGCTGCGTTGGTTCACCGGGACTTCAGTGACGAAGTGGCATCGTTCGGCGACGTGGTCAACACCCGCCGACCCGGCCAGTTCAAGCTTCGCCGAAAGGGCGACAGCGACAACGTCCTGAACCAGGACGCCAACACGACGAACGTGCAGGTTCCCCTGAACCAGCACTTCTACACGACCTTCACCATCAAGGATGGTGAGGCCACCAAGTCCTTCCAGGACCTTGT